GGTGATGGAATCTGCGATCGCAGAAAGCTAAGAATAGCCGGAAGTCAATTTCTGATATAATGTTATCGGGAGAAAAGAGACGCTTTCAAGTCCTAAAATGGGGAGGGGATATGCCGAAGCCGAAAGACAATCCGATGCCGACCGGAAAGCAGGCCCATAAGAAAAGAAATAAGACTTTAAAGCTCAACGAAAAGATGATCGAAGAAATGGCTCAACTGCTCAGAGTCGGAAATTACGTCGAGACGGCCTGCTGGAAGCTAAAGATCCATAAAACGACCTTCTATGCATGGCTAAGAAAGGGAGACGAAGATATTGAAGCCGGGAATGACGCTACGCTCGAAGCAAAGCTATCCTACGCAGTAAGTCAAGGAATGGCCGATTTCGAGAATGATTCCTTGAAACTATTGGAGAAAGCTGCTCGGAAAGACTGGAGAGCGGTGGCATGGAGGCTTGAGCGGAAAGTCCCTAGAAAATGGGGGCCGAAGTCTGCGCTTAAGATCGAAGGCGATAAGGAAGGCTTTAGCGATGAAGAGAATATCCATGCGACCTTAGCGGATATTGTCGCAGAGCATGAGAAGGAATAGCGATGAGCCTTAAGCAGAAGTATCTCTTAGCCGAGGCTCAGCTTAAAGAGATGAAGGCCAGTATTGAAAAGATCGCTCGGGATAAGCATAATCTCTTAGAGATCGTCGAGTCTCAGAAAATCAGGATCCGAGAGCTCCAGGCCGAAGTCCTGAGCTTAAGAGAGGAAATTGGCAGAGCCGATATTCGAGGGCCTGCGCATTGATCCCATGGGGGAGGGGGATGATCCATTCCGTTGAATTCGGTAAGAAGAAGGCTTCGGATAACGTGATCCGTGGCCTATTCTCCGTACAGGTCCGAGTCTGGATATGGGAGCTCTATGCCTGTCGTCAATGCATGATCTATATGGATCCTCCAGATATTGCTCGAGAGCTCGGGATCCGACGGTCAATCGTAAATCAAGTCATTAAAAGGGGATTATTCTAATGCTTAAAATATTAAAAGAGATACTCGCTATGCTCCAGGAATTCTTTAAGAGCCATAAGAGCATTGAGCTTCCTGAGCCTGAGCCTCGACACTTTAGAAATGAGCGTCTGCTCGTATGGGCCTCCAAAGAAATCGGAGTAAAAGAGATCCCCGGCCCGAAAGAGCATCCTCGGATCCGCTTTTATCATAAGTATGCTGAGCTCAATAATGACAAAGAGATGAGCGAAGATATCCCTTGGTGCGCTTCATTTATCTGCGCAGCATTAGAAGTCGGAGCCGGAATGGGCAGTACGAATTCCCGGCTCGCAAAGAGCTTCTTAAAATGGGGAGTCTCGACTAAATCAGATCCCCGTCCGGGAGATCTCGTAATCTATGATCGAGGGGGATGGAAGGGGCACGTCGGTATCTGGCTTAAAGAAAAGAATGGCTATACCTATACGCTCGGAGGGAATCAGTCGAATGCCGTGACGATCGCTAAATATTCAAAGCGGCCGCTCGATATCCGCAGATCTTCTAAGCATCGACCAATTACTGCTGCAGAGTTAAGCAGATTGAAGCAAATGGCCGAAGATATTATCGCTCAGAAGCCTGTAAGTCTCGAAGGATCCATGGCCTAGGCTATGCGATCCGAAGACTTTCTCTCTAAAGAATGGAGAGTAAATCACTTATATAAGATCGCTGATAAGGGAGCGCAGCTTCGGATCTTCAAAGAGTATCCTGCTCAAAAGATAATCAGGACCGAGCCGACTCGCATCGCTCAGATCTTAAAATCAAGGCAAATGGGAATCACAACTGGATGCCTGATCGACCTGCTCGATTATACGATCTTTCATCCCAATACGACGACGATGATTCTCGCTCATAAGAAGACCGATCTTCCGAAGATCTTCGATAAGGTCCGTCTGGCCTGGAAGAGCATGAAGCCGAGGATCCGGCCCATTCTCGATAAAGGGGGAGGCTCTCGCTATGAGATGCGCTGTCCTGATATCAATTCCAAGATCTTCGCTGATATTGAGAATCGGGGGGACACGATCCATCGCCTTCATGTCTCGGAGGCCGCTTTCGTCGAGCCTTCTCGATTAAGAGCGACTCTCGGAGCCGTCGTCCCCAATGGCCGGATCACCTATGAATCGACTCCCAATGGGATGGGGAATGACTTTTATCGTCACTGGGCTAATCCTAAATCGACTCGGGCTAAGCTCTTCTTCCCTTGGTATCTCCAGGAAGAGTATAGCCTCGAGGATCATAACTTAAAGAAGAAAGACCTTACGATTGAGGAGAAAGAGCTCATCGAAAAGGCCCGAAAGAATCATGGGATTCAAGTCACCTTGAATAGATCTCTCAATATATGGGAGAAGTCCGGGATCCGGTCTCTAATGACGGGACGCTTACAATCTGGGAGCCATATCAGAAAGATAAGAGATACGTCATGGGAGCCGACGTCTCGCAGGGATTGAAGCTGGATTATTCAGTCCTGGACGTATATCGAGTCGATACGAAAGAGCAGGTCGCTCAATTCCGCTCCAATACTATAAAGCCCTTCGCTTTCGGGAAGAAGATCCTGGATATCGCAGAGCTTTATCATGCCGGGGGGAGGCCGTGGCCGAAGATCGCAGTCGAGCTCAATAATCACGGCCATGCAGTCAATGGCTATCTGAGGGAGACGGCCCGATACTCGAATCTCTATGAGTATAAGGACGGGACTCAGGGGTGGCTTACTAATACCGTGACTCGGCCGCTTATGATCGACTGCTTTATCGATGGAGTCGAGTCTGGCATGATTAAATTAAATTCCCTTGATACGCTCGGGGAATGCCTTACTTTAGTCAATGATGGGGGGAAGATCGAAGCGACCGAAGGCGAGAATGATGATACGATCATCGCCGCTTCAATTGGGATCCAAATGATTATGAAAGACGCTCCGTCCGATTTATGGGATAATCTATCGAAAAGAATTTTAGTCTAGGGGGATAAATGGCCGAAGATGAAAAGAAAGACGCTCCGCTTCCATCGAATCAAGGAAGGGCTTTAGCCGGAGAAAGTGACGATAACAATCTCATGAGAGATCATTACTTCGGGACTGCTGAAAAGACGGAGATGCTTTCTTCTTACGTCGAGGATACCTTTTACCGACCTTATCCGTCCGATGATCTATGGCAGAAGACCGGGGATTTCTCTATATATGAAGAAATGGGCCATGACGACCAAGTGAGCGTCTGCCTGCAGCTAAAGAAGGATCTCGTAATCGGCTCGGGATGGACGATTAAGGTCGAGGATGAAGGCGACGCTGCTCTGGCCGATGATATATATTGCAGGCTCGAAGAAGATCCGGCCGAATCACTTGATGATTATCTCGATACTTATCTTATGAATGCTAATCAATTCGGCTTTGCGATCGCTGAGAAGCTCTTTCAGAAGCGCATGGATGGATCCCTTACATTGAAGAGCTTAAAGACTAGGCATCCAGACTCATGGCTAATCCATACTGAGCCGGGGGGAGACGTAAAGGAATTCGAGCAGAGAGCTTCAAAGACTTCGATCTTCTTATCCGGCAAAGAGCTCATGCATTATACTCCCAATCGCTCGACCGTCGGGCCTTACGGAATCTCTGATCTCCGTGGCGTTTATTCTTCATGGTTTAGTAAGCGCCATATCGCTCGATTTTATAGCATTTTCCTCGAGAAGGCCGCTTCTCCAATCCCGGTCGGTAAGTACGATATGAATATTCCGGACGATAAGGTGACGGAGCTCTTCTCGATTTTAAAGAAATTCCAGACTAAGACTTCTTTAGTAATCCCTAAAGAGATGGAGATCGACTTTCTGGAAGCGAAGTCCAATGGGGAGGCCTTTATTAAGGGCTTAAATATCTTCAATATGTTTATAGGCCGGGGCTTATTCGTCCCTGATCTTCTCGGCTTTTCTGGATCCGAATCTCAGTCCGGGGGATCTCAGGCTCTGGGCCGAGAGCAGGTCGATATCTTCATGAAGCATCTCGCTCGACGTCGGAGATCTTTGGAGCGATTAATTAATAAGCAGATTATCGAGCCTTTGGTCATCTATAATCATGGTTTTATAGATAAATTCCCTAAATTCGAATTCCTTCCCATTACGGAAGAGGATACTAAGGAATATGCTCGGCTCTTTCTAGAGGCCGTAAAGGGCCGCTTTTATCGAGTCACGGAAGAAGAAGTGAATCACTTTCGAGACTTAATTAAATTCCCTCAGGCAGAGGTCGAGCTCATTGGGGCCGGATCTGCCGGAGGATCCCCTGGCTTTCCTCCAGGCTTTAATCCTTTCGAGCCTGAGGATAATGAAAAGCATGGCGATAAGAAGATGGAGAAAGAAGAATTCGCTATCTATGATAAGCCTGAGGGGGACTTTCATAAGAAGACCAATTTCCGAGCCGTTGAAAATATTCTCGATGGAGGCCGGGAGGCTATGATGGGGAAAATGGCTCCAGTCTTAGATGAGATATTTGCCGATCTCGCCGAGAAGATGAGAAAGAAGAATATCCTCGGGCAGAGACCAAAGCTCGATAAGATCAATACCGTCACGGTAAAGAAGAGCCTGCTTAATAAGCTAAAGAAGATCCTTAATGAATTTACAAAGGATCAATTTCAAAAGCAGGGAGAATTGGCATTAGGAGAGATCTTTAAGTCTGAATTCTCCGCTCAGGTCCTCCCACAGAATGACTATATCGACGCTGTATTGATCGAGAATGCTGAATATATAGGCGATTGGGAGTATCAGATTAATCAGCAGACTCGGCTTAACCTCATGGATGCAGCGAAGAATGGCCGTAATTTAGCGACCGTCATCGATGAGCTCGAGGGAGTCCGGGATACTCAGAGAGTCTCTATTGACCGATATTC